ACCTGTGGATGTGATGAAATAATTCTAGGATTATTAACATAACCAGATCCAGAATTAATAATATTGAATGTATCAATACTACCAACAGTAGTTAAAACTGCTTGTATTTCAGCATCTTCTCCATCACCATCAATAACAATTTCAGGTGGAATGTCTACATTATAACCACTACCTGTTTGTGTAACTGTAATCTCTTCTATACCCTTATATTGTCTCGCTTTATAAGTTTTGTTGGTATTATCCATTATAGGAGTATAGTCAACAAAGATTTCATCACCAGTAATAATATTATGAGGAAGAACTGTAGTTAAAATACCATAACTTATACCCTCAACACTTTCAAAAGTATATGACTGTACTTGTTCTCCAGTAATTTTAGAAATTCTAGCAGATATGCCACTACCATCAGTATCTGTATTATCAAATACTAAAATATCATTAACCTGATAGTTTTTACCTGGATTTTCAATAATAAATCCACTAACAGATGCATCTTCAAATTTTTCAATAGTTTCAACTTCAATATCAACTTTTGAGTCAAATCTTACTTTAGGGAAGTAATCATACAATTGTAGAGGTGATTCCTCATACATTTGCTCTGGATCATCTATTTCTGCTTGTTCTATAACACCACTTCTATCTTCATCTTCGGGATCAAATAGAAGTATAAAACCATCTTCAGTTGTTATTGCATTAGAGGTTTCATTTGGTGTACGCTCTACATCAATATCAACATTTTCATATGGATCTCTATAACGAATAACTCCAGATGGAATATTCTGCTGAATAGCATCAGTAGATAAATTCCAACTATCTACAAGAGAATTATACCTATCACCAATAACATAAGGGAAAATTGGATTACCAGCAGCAGTTGCATCAATAGTTACAAAATAGCAATATCTACCATCTGGAAAATCTGGAGTCTTACAGAATCTACCATTATATTGATCTAAATCACCACTACCAAAGTTATATTCATAATCTTCTACAAAATTACCTGCAATCTCAGAAGTTAATAAAGGACCATCAATTCTGACTGGAGTTGGATTGGATATCTCATTAAAGACTAAATTAGTCTTTAAAGCATAAGAAGATCTCATTCTAACAATATTAGAACCTAAATCGGTAGGATCTTCATATGAATAAGGTCCATATATGGGATTACCATCATATGCCCAACCAATAACAGGAGAATGCTCTAATTGACTTTCTTTTTCTGTAATACTACCATCAGCAGCACTAATTAAGTTATCACCAAGAATATACCTCAATCTTTGTGGGTTAGAGATATGTGCATATTCACCACCATACTGAGTATTAAGACCCTCAAAAATAGCACCTTTTGCACTATCAGTATTAGTAGTTGCCTGAAGGTTATAAACCCATTTGAAAACATTAGGTGCAAATTTACCACCACTTCCAACAGAATCAAGAACAATAGTTGTTAAACCTTGTGTATAACCTATACCTCTATTAAGTATTTGAATACTTGTTACTTTACCAACGTTTTCTCCATCCAAATCAATAGTTGCTTTTGCAACTGCACCAAATCCATCTCCCAAAATAGTAACTTCTGGAGCAGTAGTATATCCAACACCACCAGAAATAATAGCAATTGAAATAATTCTACCATTACTTACAATCGGTTGTGCTACAGCACCTTCACCAGAACTAAGTGTAACTGTTGGTGCAGAAGTGTAACTACTTCCACCATTAGTAATATTAATACTCTTAACTGGACCTCTTACGGATGCATTACCTGTTGCTCCAGTACCTCCACCACCAACAATAGTAATAGATGGTTTAGAAGTATATCCAGTACCTCCATTATTAACAAGAATTCTTGAAACTGATCCTCTAGTAACAATTGCAGTAGCAGAAGCACCAGATCCACCCCCACCAACAATAGAAACAAGTGGAGAAGTAGTATAATCAGATCCACCAGTTAAAACTTCAATTTCAGTTAATGATCCATCAACTACAACTGCAGCAGATGCATCAGATCCACCACCACCAGCAATAGTAATTGTAGGAGGTCTTTCAGCATCATAATTTGAACCTGAATCGGTTATTGAAATAGATGTTACTGCACCAAATGTTTTCTTAACAGTTGATTTATATGATTGTACAGAAACACCATTAATCCAAGTACCAATAGATCCAGATTGAGTTAATGTCTTTGTAGATATAGTTTGAGTTGTTAAAGGGAATCTATTAAGTTTTCTCTGGTTACCTGGAAGAAGTGCTGATCCAACAAAAGGTCCAATATTGTAGTTAGGTATACCAGTAGAAGCAACATACACATAATCATTATTAAAGAATGTGTTTTGCACATTAGTGGTATAAAGTGAAATTATACTCTCAATAGCAGTATCAGTAGACTTACCTTTATTCAAGTCAACTGATATCAAAATATTACCTTGTGGTTCTACAACTGCTGTATTTGGAAGAACATATTGGAATACATTAGCAGAATCCCTTGAAGATACTAAAAATGTGCCGTTATATATGGTTGGGTTTGCACCGTAGATAGTAACCTGATCACCTACCAATAAACCATGATCATTACTACATGTTACTGTTGCAGATTGGTTATTAACACCACCATAGGTTATACCAGTAACTTCAATTAATTTTTTAACGTTATATAACCATCCTGTAAGTTGAGGAGCTTGTGTAGTACCACCTAGTTTAGAAACAGTAAGTTTATCTCCAGGAAGGTAATATGATCCAGTATCTGATAAAGTGGTTTGTTGAGCATCAACAATACCAACAATATTCATTACAACTTCTTGTGGAGTATCTTTATTAAGATAAATCTTAAAATTGGACTTAACTATAGAAGCAGCATCCCAAGGTTTCGCAATTGTGCCAGATGATGCCCTAGTACACTCAATAAACTGGTTTAAAGACTTTTCTTTGTATCTTATTATCTCATCATTAGCAATTACAATCTCACCGTTTCTTTCTGGCCATCCAATAGTAGAGTCAACAGTAATAACGTCAGTTGTCTCTGTTAATCCTTCACCCAACTTTGTTTTGTAAGGAACAATGAAAGTTCCTTCAATAGTTTCTTCAGATAAGACCAATTCATAAATTTCAAGGTCCGAAGTCTTAATTGCAATGTAATTTTCTACAAGAGCACTAGCATCTTTAACATTTTCGTCTGCAATGTCCTCAAATTGCTGAACTAACGCATCTTTAATGTTTACTGGGTCACCAGTCTCTAAAGTTGCCCTTAAAATCGTATTAATAGACCAAGTTGCACTAGAAGGTTTAATAATCTGATCTTTAGGGTAAGAAATCGAAACATCTTCACCATAAAGTAATTTAAATAGATATGCAACACTAAAAGAAGTACCTTTTGTTGAATAGAAGGTTTTTATGTTCTTAATAGCATTTCTAACGTCAATACTTGCATAATCTAGTTTTGGAACATCTGGTAAGTATTGTTCTGTATATTTGTCAAGTAATCTTTTAACAAATACTGCATCTAAGCAAGTAACAGCGTCATTTGTAGAATGTGTAGAAGCTGTAGTCTGTCCTGAAAATACAACGTCACCATTATTAGTATATGAGGTAATTCCACTAGCAGCTCTAGCACATCCTTCAAATCTACACTTCTCATATCCAGATCCACCATTTATTATTTCAAATCCAGTAACTTCACCTGTTCCTATTTCTACTGACGCTGTTGCTGAAGGTGGAGACTGAATAATAATTTTTGGAGGACTAGATTGACTATATCCATATCCAAATTCAGTTATATTGATATCTGTAATCTGTCCATTGAAAATTGCAGCAACAGCTGTTGCTCCTGATCCTCCAATAGAAGCACCAACATCATTAAGTCGATCATCAACAATATAAACTGATGGAACATCATCATAACCACTTCCACCACTCAATATCTCAATATCAATTAATCTACCATCTGCATCAACCTTAGTTTCTAAGATTTGTGCTCCAACTGGGTCAATAATTGCAATTCTAGGGGTGCTTGTATACCCCTGACCAGCATTAAGAGTAGTAATAGACTCTACTTCACCCTTATCGTTTAATACTGCCTTAAAAGTTGCTATAATAGGGTCTTCACCTGTTGGTTCATCAACATAAACTACAGGGGCAGTAGTATATCCACTTCCACCACTTGTAACAGGCACTTCACCACTAAATGACCCACCAACCATAGTTGGAGTTCCTAGTGTTGCTCCACCTGGTTGTGCAAAGGTAACCCTTGGTATAAATGTATATCCGCTACCAGAATCTTCTACTACTATTTCAGATACTGAACCTTCTACTACTTTAGCACTAAGTTTTGCTGGTGTACCACCTGCTTTTGTTGGACTTTGTATATTTACCGTAGGTGGGTTACTTTCACTATAACCTTTACCGCCACCAAGTAACTGTGTGTTCTTAATACCGTTAATTAATGACCTAACTGCGGCATTAGAACCTTCTTTAGACTTAATACTGACTTTAGGTGCATATTCAAATCTATAATCAGATCCTGTCTTACTAATTTCAATACCTGTTACCGCACCTGCCTCATTAACACGAGAAAAACCAACCGCACCTGATCCAAAAGACGGAATTGGTGCTTCAATAGAAAATAATGCCAGTTTTCTTCCAACTAGAGGTATGAAATTGAAAGAAATTGTAGTTTCATCAAAAGTGAAATCAGTTTTTGGTGTTAATAGAATGCCATCATAAATTGCAATAATATATTCATCAACTACTGCTCTATAAGGAACTCCTCCTCTATTAACATTAAAACTAGTTCTATTATCACCAAAATTATTAGAAATATCGTCTAACGCTAAAATAGAGTCTTCAGAAAAACCTTTTAAGTATGTAATATTTGTAGACTCAAATCCATCAGAGACTGTTTTAGCTCTAGGTGGAGTAGTGAAGTTAATATTGTTATTATCAAGAGTATAATCAACTCCACCTATCAAAACCTTGTTATAAAGTTTAACAATAAGGTGTTGTGGAGATGGTGGACTTACAGGACTATTTTGTGATAGTAATGGAAATGAGTTCTTGACACCATCAAAATCATTAATAGGATTAGAAAGACCAATCCACTTTATTTTTACCTGATCATAAGAAATACCTGGACTTAAAGCAACACTAGGAGAAGGAACTGCCTTCTCATAAAAAATTACCTCATTATTGATTAATATACTACCGTTTTTATCAAGAAAAGAGTCTACGTTTTCAACTGTTAATGTAGTAGAATCTACTGCAGCATCCTGTACAAGTTTTGTCGCTCCATCAAGAATATCAATGTTTAACTTATCAATATTCAGATATTGTAAGAAATCATTTAAGATATTCTGACCATATCCCGTTTTTTCTTGGGATTTATAGTAATATTCAAGTAATTTATTAAGAAGAGGGTGATTATCTTCAACAAACTGCGGTAACTGCTTGCTTACTACCTGAGAAACCTTATTTGTGGTCGTCATTTAACTTCTAAAAACAGGAGATGTTTGCCAAGTTGCCAGCATTGTTAATATCAGGAATATCAATAACAGTAGGGGTAATTTCAAAGTTTTCTGGCGTAAGACTATTTAGTGGGATAGTCGAAGGTAGATCAGTACCTAATGGAGAAACGGATATAGTTGGGACTATAACCTCAATTACGGTACCTGGATCTGGGGTGTATATGATAGATGGGTTGGATGGTATTGCTTGGACTGCAATCTGGAATACTTGACCAGTAACAACAACTGTAGTCTCGTCAATATTACCATTAACATCAATTACAGGAACATTTCCACCAGCACCAACGATATTAACTGGTCCAAAGCATATTTGACCAGTATTATAGTCAACTGTTCCTCCTTTTGGATTTGTAATGATTTTTCTAGTACCACTGATATAGAAAACCACTAAATTGCCAAATCCATCATCTTCAAAGTATTGATCTATAGCTGGTCTATCAGCAAGTCTAAATTTAGACGATTTGATGATAGGTTCTTTCTTACAACCGCTACTGTCAGTAGTTGTTGTAACAGTTGCTGTAATACCTTCAGTAATTTGGATATTTGGAGCACTATCTAGTAGAGGTGATCCAGTTGACACGCAATATGTATTGGAGGTATTACCAGTAGCAGTAATATACTGAACAATTGAAATTTGAGTAGAAGTATCAGTTACGTTTGGATCAGATTCAGTAACTGCCTTTTGGAACTTATTTAAACTGAAATTATTATTAAAGTTGTTAATTTCTTCCTGTTGTGCCCATTCAGTTATAGAATCTTGTATATTTGTTGAAATTGTAGATACATCTCTAGATGCAGTAGATGGATCATAGGTAGCAAAGACTCTAGGATAAACGTATAAGGTCTTAGTATCGACAATAACAGGTTCAATAGATGCCATAGCATATGTTTTAAGCTGTGACACTAATTGGAGCTTTGTAGCATCGTTTAGGGATGATCCAGTCCTAGTTTTTATAGCAATATAGACTTTTCCATAAACAGGAGGATTTAATTCATCTCCACCGTATGCAGCAACAGTTTTAGCATTTGAATATATCCTTTTTACGATAGTTTCATAATCTTGAATAGTTACTGCTCTATTTTGTGCTGCATAGTACCTAGGAGCATTAAATTTAATAGATTCAACAGTTTCTGCCTTCTCTCCTAATTGTGCCTTATCACCTACTGTGAGCGTTGCTACACTAGCACCATAGTTTACGGCATTACTGTCAAGAAACTTGCCTACAAAGGCAAATATACTAGTATCGTTGCCCTTAGCACCACTAGTAACAATATATTCAAAATCAATAACCTCACCATCTACCAGTTTCCTTCCAATAACTCCATCACCAAAGAAAACTTCAAATCTCTTATCTTCAGTTTCAGATAAGAAATATATTCTATCAGTACTCTTAACCTCAGTTATGTTCTCAACCAAATTATAACTATCAGAAGTAGTGCTACTTGCATTTGGACGCACTCTTATTGAAAGTGTTGTAGTATCAACATTTTCAGAAGGAATTATATATCTCTGCTTCGCAAAGTTATCTACAGTGTAAGAATAGTTTATAATACTACCTTCTTGTATCTTTACATTATGGAATCTTGCCTTTCCTGTAGTTTGATCAACTTCTACAGTAATTGGATCTAAGACATTCCACACTAAATTACCACCTGTAGCAGAAAGACCTTTTAAAAGAGTAATATTATTAGGATATGTTTCTGCAGTCTGTGTAGTTTGCACATCTAAGTGTACACAAGCTTTTGATGCAACAACAGACCTTGGACAATAATCTAATAATTTCGCAATATTAACAACGTTATCCCTAACCGTGGAAGAAGCGATAAATGCCTCATTCATGGACATATTTGCCATAAATGAAGAATAATATGTGTTATATGCTAACACATCAATCATATATGATAAACCTGCCCCTTCAAAATCATAATCTATGAACTCATCTCTAGTTCTTAGATACGTTTTGATAGAAGACTTAATATCTTCAAACCCAAGTGTTGTTAAATTATTTGGTAACATTAGGATGGTCTCGCTAATACAAACTGAATGGTCTCCGTTATTGGTAAACCAATAATATTATATTCCAAACTCACAGTAACGGAATTGTTATCATAATCAGGTATACATCTGAGACCCGTTACAGTAACTCGTTTTTCGTAGTTACTTATTGTGTTCCTGATCTCAACTTGCAATGAATCAATCATAAACGGATCTAAAGGCTCAAAAAGCATCTTATATACACTAGATCCAAATTTAGGATTAAATAATTTTTCGCCAGGAGCAGTTAAAACTATATTTCGTATAGATTGCTTTATAGATTCTTCATTAGTCACTGGTGATATGTCATTAGTAAAGGGGTTTTTAAGAATACTCATAGAGATATCCTTAAAAGCTCTAGACCTCTTTATATCAGTGCTAGTTATTGACTTTAACGCCATTTATAGAAAAAAGATCTATTATTCTTAGTTATTTATCGGGGTTTTCAATAAAAAAGGACTCCGAAGAGTCCTTTTGTCTATTTGCCTTGTCCACGAGGTCGTTTTGGTGCTTTATTACGAGATGAAGCAGCATATTTTGAATGTTTGCCTTTTCCTTGTCTCGTCTTTTTGGGTATAGCTTCTACATAGCTACCACCACTATTCCAAGCGACTTTCATTGCCATAATTTAAACTCCGATAAAAACATTAGGTGATCC